CACGCACCAGGAATCCTTCGGCTTCGGTCGAAACGGAGAGGGTCGCAGAGTGTCGAAACGCAAGAAACTCGCAGACCGAACCACCTTCAAACAAATATAGACACTTGGTTTGAGGGTGGCGAACCAAGAAAAAAGAAACGTAATTATTGGCTTTTATCCTCAAATGCGTTGATATCTGTGATAATTCTACCTTAAATTTGTTTCCTTTTGTTGGTGCTTTTAGTTCGATAAACAAAGGCAACATTTCATTAATAATTATCAGATCTGGAAAACCACTATTAAATTTATTTTCTATTTTTTGGATAAATGTTTTTGGTGGCAGTTGCTTTTTTATTTGTAAAAAAAATTGTTTTTCTGTCATTTTATTGTTGACTTATATAAGATTATGTGGGATATATAATTATCATTTTAACAAGTATAAGGATAGACCAATGACAGATCAATTAGAAAATTTTAGAGACTTAGATGTCTTCAATAATCAAAGATGGTTTTACAAAGGATTTTATATCTTGGAAACTATACAAGAAGAACAAGATGAAACAACACAATTAGTTAAAGAAAGAAAGGTAAAATATGAGAGCTTATTTAATTGATCCGATTGAAAGAGAAATCTCCGTTGTTAATTATAACGGAGATTATCAAATGATTAATGAACTTATAAATTCGCAAAGAGGTTTTGATGCAGTTTATGGGTTTAGAAATCAAGACACCTTATTCGTAGATGACGAAGGTTTGTTATTAAAAGAAAACCATGCCTTCGAATTTACATATGATAATGGTCATACTCAACCTTTGATGGGTAAGGCTTTAGTTTTAGGTACAGATGCAGAGGGCGAAAGTGTTGCAGTTAAAAGCACTTTAGAAGATGTCGCAAGCAAAATTAGATGGATTGGCAAAGTTAAAATCTATCATAGTCAGATGGGTTTTGAAATTGTCCCAATAGAAGCAGATGTAGAAGAAGCTAGAAATTCAAGAATAAGAGAAGAAGTTAATGAAGTAATTTCTAAAATAGCGAAAGGAGTAAATGATGACAGTTGAAGTTTTAGAGAAGAAAAGTTTATCGTCTTTGTATAGTGAGATTACATTTATTCAAGGTCAAGTTAATGCAAATCTTGAAATGCAATTACACCTAAAAAAAGAAGAGTTGAAATTGCAAGACAGAAGAGCCGATCTTGAAAAAGAAATTGTAGGTGTGCAAAATGACTAGACTTTTAAAATTAGTAGAAAGAGTTGAGGAAGATTTAGATATCTTCCTCAATGACAAGGATATGACAAACGATCAAGCGTACCAGGAAATAGGAAAGAAACTTTATGAAGTTGATGGACTTACTTGGAAAGGTGGGTTTGTTGTTAAAGTTGCAGAGCAATTAACATTAGAAACTATCGAAGAGGAAAATATATGAAAGCGATACACAGAGGAAAGCAGAGATCTAACCAACATAACAGAAAAAGCAATCCTAAATCTAACCACTATAAAGGTATAAAGATTGGAAAGCACAGTAGATACAATGGTGGATTACTTAATGCTTTTAAAAAGTAATACTCAAAGTTAGGCATGATCTTCGTGCCTAATCTTGAATATTGCAATAATAGAATGAAAGGAGATGTTATGCAAAAATCAAAAAAAAGAGTTCAGTTTGAGAACAAGATGCTCAGAGAACTTGTAACTGACTTGTTTTGGGAATACGACAGAATGAGCAGTAGTGGTCAAAAGACACTTGATAATTTAGCAAAATTAATTGGTGTCCCAACAGAAGCAGAAATAGAAGGAGTAGTAAAAAATGGGTAGATATTACAATGGAGACATTGAAGGTAAGTTTTGGTTTGCAGTTCAATCGAGTGATGATGCAGATTTCTTTGGTCAACAAGGAGAAGCAAGGTTTTTAAATTATTACTTTGATGCAGAGGACTTGCCAAAAATAGAAGAAGGTATCAAGAAATGCAAAGGTTATTTAGGTTCACTTTTAGAAACACTAAATAAATTTTTTGATGAAAATAACGGATACAATAACAAGATGTTAGTTGATTATTTAAATGAAGCTCATGCTTCAGAGAATTTACCAACAAAAAAGTTTACCGAACAAGGAGTAAAGCATTATTTAGAATGGTATGCAAGACTTGGGTTAGGTGAACAGATCTTGGATTGTGTCAAAGAAAAAGGCGAATGTCAATTCGAAGCAGAGTTATAATCGAGGGTATGTCCGAGTGGTTAGGAAATGATCTGCAAAATCATTTACGAGGGTTCAATTCCCTCTACCCTCTCCAACAATAGGAGTAAAAATGGAAGAGAAAATAAAATTTAAAACTAATATACCAGATGGATATTTTGAAAAAGATCCAATAGAACATATGATTTTTAAAACTTTAGATGATTTTAAAGATGGGACTTATGATGCTTTAATGTATGGCATTAAAAGTGAAACTAATAAAACTCATGCCTACAAACAAGGTTATGACTTTGGATTAGTTTTACATAGCGATCAAATAGATATGTTTAACAATCACAAATATGGAGAAGAAGATGCTCAAACATCTTGATTTATGTAGTGGTATTGGTGGCTTTGCCGTAGGTTTTTCTATGGCAAAGTTATCAGAGCCTATCGCTTTTTGCGACACAGACAAGTTTTGTCAGAAAGTTCTTGCTAAAAACTTTCCAGGAATTCCAATCTATGATGATGTAAAGGAGATCGCAGATGAACCAACCAGATTTATTTCAGAAAGACCAGATATTCTCACAGGTGGATATCCATGTCAAGCCTTCAGTACAAGTGGCAAAAGGCTCGGCACGGAAGACCCTAGATATATCTTTCCGTACTTGCATAAAATTATTGAACAAGTCAGACCCACTTATTGTGTTTTCGAAAATGTTTATGGACACCTCTCATTGGGACTTGACGAGGTACTCTTTGCAATGGAAAGCCTCAACTACCATACGAGGACATTTGTACTTCCGTCTAGTGCAATCGGAGCAAGACACAAACGAGAAAGGTTATGGATCATCTGTAGAAACTTGGGCGACCCCCACGACTATGGATTCTTTGCCGCCGAGAAGTGCAGAGGCAACGAAGAAGATGCAAGAGGGACACAGAAAGGGTCGCAAGAGACCGAGCAATCTGAGAGAGCAAGTCGATCCGAAGACAATGGAGATGTATCCAACACCGACAACAAAAGGTTTCGGTCATGCCTCGGAGGGTCAGACAATGATGTTCAGAAGGAAAGTGGAGAATGGGGAACTGACAGAAGCAGAAGCTCAAGCCATGATGAACGGAGTAACTTTGAGACCACCGAGAATGGAAGAGTGGAATTATCCAACACCGACATCAAGTCTGAAGAAGCACAGTTACAACGGCAACAAGGACTTTTGGGAGAACCGAGTGGAGAAAGGGAGACAGATGGACTTGGGAATGAAGATGTACCAAACGGAAGGAGACGGAAGGTTGAATTGCGATTGGACGGAGTGGTTGATGGGGTATCCTATTGGTTGGACGAACCTAGAGGAGTCCCAAGAATAGTTGTCGATCAGAAAGATAGAGCCAACAGACTCAAGGCATTGGGTAATGCTATCGTACCACAAAATGCAAAGTTAATTGGATTAGCAATAAAGAAGGAGATTGAAAATGGACGATTATAAAAATGGTTGGAGATACATAGTTTGGGTTGATGGTAATGATGACTACTACAAAACTTTTAGCCTAGCACAAATGGATTATCATAATTGGAGAGAAAAAGGTTATGATGTGTGTCTCACAGAAATACAAAAAGACGGAACTGAAAAGATTGTATATAATTCAGAAGAGGATTGACATCTATATGTTGTTTAAATTATCCTTGGATTGCACGGAGCAATATCGGGAATTGCTATTTGCCCAGGTTGGAGAGAGCTTTTACTTTCCCCTTTCTCTCTTCAACCACTTTGAACTCTCCGTCAATGAACGCAGAGGGGTAACTTTTACGAAGTTCAGAAAGTCTAGCAACAATTTCATCACGAGAAAGTTTATCTAAATTATGTATAACATTAGTTTCTCTCTTATCAATAGCAAGACCACCAAGTGCAGACCTATACTTTTCTGCATTAACGGCTGCCGAGAACTGTCCAGATTCTTCTGCACCTTTCGACAGATCGGCAAACCTTTTGAGTTGACCCATGAGAGTTACACCATATTTTCTTTCTCTAGCTTCACGGAGTTCTTTAATATATTCAGTTACGAGAGGAAAATCTCTACCATTGAGAAGCAAACTAGCAGTTTTTCTAGCTTGACCTTCAGAGTATCCAGACTTTCTGGCACACTCAGAGTTAGAGTATGTTCCTTCAACAATATATTTACAAAAAGTTTTCTGTCGATTGGTCAATGGCATGTCCCCATAGTAGAGTTTCTGGGATATATTTGCAATAATAAAGGAAAAAAAATGACGCGGTCGGCTTTAAAGTGTGGAAAGTGTAACCAAAGTGTAGAAAAGACATCTAGTACCACCAAGGGTTACAGAGTGTTTTCTACGTTTCTACACTTTCTACACCTATTTTTAAAAAAATTTATCAAACAAAAAATTATGGGAGAAACACTATGTTTAAAGCAATGTTAATTGTATGTGCCTTGAACCAGGTGCCACATATGGAGAGTCAATGTTTTTATGTTTATGATTTACAACAACCAAAAGGATATAATAAAATCAATGATTGTTATAATAGAGCAAGTGAAATGTTGATTATGGTAAGAGATAGAATGGAATACCCTCATGCGATAAGGGTGCAATGCAAAATAGAAGGAGATAAATATGGATCGTGATCAAACAATACTAACAGAAGATGGTTCATCAGAAGAACCACCGAAAGTTTTTTTGTGCGAGAGATGTAAGGTCGCACTCAAACGAATAGAACTGAAAGGATTATATCAATGTCCAGTATGTTTTACAGTAACGGAACAAGAATGAGATTTGAAGACAAACTAAAATGTTCCAAGTGCCAAGTAGCAATGCGAAAGGTCGGAGTAAAATTCGAAAACTTAGAAGTAGTCGAGGTTCACAAGTGCATGGCTTGTGGCAAAAGAAGAACAAGAGTGGCGAAGGATTTAGCCATTAGATCGAGTCCGATATTGGAGGAATAAAAAAAAGAGCTAGAAACCGAAACAAAATAAAATAAAAAAAGATTCCTAGCTCTCCCCTTTTCGCAACTACATAGCAAGGAAGTAAACTATGCAATTAAAAAACTATCAGATAACAAACATGATGTCAAATAAAAAAATATAAATTTTTATGATATCCCCTCTTGACTTATCATGTCCCATATATTACTTATATATAAGTAAAACTAATTATTTATAGGAGATATTATGGGAGGTACGAAAAGGCTCTGGGAAGCAGGTATCGAAGAGGAAGTCGGAGATTACGTTGATGGCATTATTCCCAGAAGCGAAGTAAGTGAAGATGCCAAAGAGGTCTATGATCTTGATAATGAAGATGTAGGCTTCAAATCTTTAAATGTCCGTGTTTCGGTATACAAGCAGATAAAGAGAATAGCCAAGGAAGAAAGTAGAACTATTGCAGCAACAGTTGCTTTGATGGTTCGAGATACTATAAAGAATAGAACTATCTGGTGTGGTGTTAATTGTGGGTGTCCCGAGCCATGTGAAGACGAACTAGATAGACAAGAAGAATATAAAGAAGAATATAATAAAATTTTTGGAGGAAAATAAATTGGAACTAGATAAATTAAAAATACATTCGACCACAGATTATGGTCAGTTTAAATATATAGAAGGTAATCGAGAAGTTGTTGAAGCTCATGTAAAGAGTTTATCAGATCAGATAATGCAGAAAGATTTTCAGATACCTATAATAGTCAATGAGAAAATGGAAGTATGTGAAGGTCAACATAGGCTAGAAGCATATAGAAGTTTAGGTATGCCTATAACCTATATTATAAAAGAAGGTTTGAATATCTGCGACATAAGAAAGATGAACTCTACCTCACGAAAGTGGACTATGGAAGAGTATATGATTAGTCATGTGAAGTTAGGCAATAAAGAGTATGAGATATTACAGTGGTTTCATAATACCTATGAGTTCTCGATCACGGATTCTATGTCCATGTTGAATGGTAAAGGTTACCATACGGCAGATGATTTGAAAGATTTCAAGAATGGAGATTTTAAAGTTATCGAATTAGAATGGGCAAAAGACACGGCTAATAAAATCCATATAGTCGGAGAATATTTTCCACATTGGAAGAAAAGATCATTTGTGGGTGCTATGATATCTGCATTAAAAGATTCTACTTTCGTGTGGAAAGTGTTTGAAGCAAGGTTGAAGAGCCATTCTTCAAAGTTGAAGAACCAAGGTAGCCGTAATGATTTCATTCTCAATATCGAGAGATTATATAATCATAATACATCTGCCGAAAAGAAGATAAGATTACAGATATATGGGAATCGCTAATGGCTCAATCCCATATGAAATTATCTCAGAAAGAGATTAAGTTATGTATCAAGAGCACCAGGTTATTGTTAGAAAAATTTGATGCTGAGAATAATTTAGATTATTACCCTTACAATTCTGAGGTAGCAGTTGAAAGAAGACACATGGTTGACTTCATAGGTAAACTGCAAAATGAATTGAGGGTAAGAGAAATGAGACCACACAAGGTTACGACATGAGTGTGGTCTTTCATTACAAAACCAAACCCTACAAGCACCAAGAAGATGCTCTCCATAAAAGTTATGACAAAGAAAACTTTGCATACTTCATGGAGATGGGGTGTGGTAAGTCAAAGGTATTGATTGACAATATCGCTTGGCTTTATTGGAATAATAAAATAGATACTGCAATAGTTGTAGCACCGAAAGGTGTGTATACGAATTGGAAGAACAATGAAATACCTGCACATCTAACAGATGATATAGAACCAAAGATATATATATGGAAGTCAACGCTTAACAAACGAGAACAAGCAGACTTAAAAAGCTCCGTGGGTGGGGAAGCAAGAAGACATTTGAGAATACTATTAATCAATGTCGAGGCTTTTGCTTCAAAGAAAGTATTTAAGTTTCTTGAAATGTTTACCCACAGAAGTAAATTTTTACTTGCCGTTGATGAATCTACCACAATCAAGAACATCAAGGCGAAGAGAACCAAGGCTTTGGTAAAGTTCGGAGAAGAAGCAAAGTATAAAAGAATATTGACGGGTGCTCCGATAACCAAGTCGCCACTCGATTTATACTCACAATGTTTATTCATGTCCCCAAAAATTTTGGGGTTCTGTTCTTATTGGTCGTTCCAAGGACGATATGCCGTGATTAAGAATGTCAAGATGGGATCACATCAGTTCAACCAGGTTGTGGGTTACAAGAACCTGGAGGAGTTGAAAAAGAAAATTGAGCCACATTCATTTCGAGTTACAAAAGATGAAGCACTAGATTTACCACCAAAAATATATACAACAAGACAAGTTGATTTAACAATGGAACAAGAGAGACATTATCAAAGTATTAAGAAAACATCAGTAGCACTTCTTAAAAGTGGAGAGATGGTTACAACACCAGAGGTTATGACACGGCTTTTGAGGTTGCAGCAGTTGTTGTGTGGATATCTTGTTACAGATGATGGCGAGACAAAAGAGATAGAGAACAATAGGTTAGATGTATTACTTGAAGTTATAGAAGAGATGGAAGGTAAAGTTATTATATGGTCGAGGTTCAGACATGACATCTTAAAAATACAAAGCAAGTTAGCACAGATCTATGGTGCGAGTTCCGTGGTTACCTATTTTGGGGACACGACAATGGAGCAAAGAGACAATGCTATTGCGAGATTTCAAGATTCGGCTGATCCCACGAGGTTCTTTGTCAGTAATCCACAAACAGGTGGTATGGGTTTGACACTTCATGCCGCGAAAAATGTGATTTATTATTCAAATGATTTTAATTTGGAGTCTCGTGTTCAATCAGAGGATAGAGCACATAGGGTAGGGCAACAGAATAAAGTGTTATATGTTGACCTGGTATGTCCGAATACTGTTGATGTTCACATTGTAAAAACATTAGTGAACAAAAACAAATTAGCAAACATAACACTAGGAGAAAGGATACTAGAATGGTTAAAGGTGTAAGAGCCGAGAAGATAGTGGGTAATGCAGGTGAGAGCTTAACA